TCAATTCGATTGAGCATTTGGCCTAGTGCGGTTGCGATCCCGGTCCGATTGGCTCTGAATGAAAGAATGGCTTCATCCCTGGTCATGGGCATACCTCCAGAACCAACCCGCCTCAATGGCATCCATCAGTCCTCCCTCGGATCATGGAACTTGATGCTGCTGACGATCTCGGCAATGTCGCGCCCGAGGAAAGTCAATGGCCCCCTCGCGAAAGCGGGAGGCGGGCGCAGCTTCGCGTATGCGGGCCATCCCCTGCGCCGCCAGGTGGCCCCGTAAGGAGTGTCCTCGACGATCACACCTTCAGCGTCGAGCGCCGCCCGTATCTCGTCAGCGCGGGCGTACTCCTTCCGCTTGCGCGCGGCCTCTCGTTCGAGCAGCAGTCGCTCGATCTCGGCCTGCTCCATGACGAGCAGACCTACGCGATTCTGATGAGTGCAGTCGCAGCAGCCGGTGCCGGGAACGTCACGGTGAATGTCCCGTTGCTCGAACTGATCGTCGCGCCGAAGTCCCACACGCCGATCGCTCCCTTGTTGGTGTCGGTGTTGTTGTAGATCATGCAACCCCTCGCCGAGATGGTCGAGGTCGGCCACGCCGGGTCTCCCGACCAGTCGATGTACGCCGTCGAGGTGTCGATCGTGCAGGTGTAGGTGGCGAGAGTCTGCCCCGCCTGCGTGTAGCCGTTCGCCCCGGCGACCTCGTTGGTGCTCGCGTACTGCGTGGTTGCGGAGTTGAGCGTCACGGCATCGGTGAAGAGCGCGATGCGGTAGTTGTTGCCGCTGGCGTGAACGCCCGTGAGGAAGTCGTACTTCGCCCTGATCGTGAACGCGGTGGTGATCGCCATTGAATTACTCCTCCTTGACTTCGTCCGTGAGACTGAAGGACTTCATGATGTCGCCCGACCAGCGGGCGGGTCCCCAGTGCCCGAGCTGTATGCTCGGGTCCAGCCACACTCGGCCTCCAACCGAGCGCCAGCGGTAGTAGAACGCGACGTCCTCTGCGCGGTAGATGTGCGAGTCGGGTTCGAGGTAGGGGTTGAAGAGCGCTGGCACTCTCTTCTCGCGGTCCTCGTCGTCGATGTACCAGAGGTCCTTGAAGTGCTCCAGCATCTTCTCGATCGCGTCCTTCGAGGCGAGCATGAAGCAACACCCCCCGGCACCCATCTCGATGCACCCGCAGTCGGGGCAGATCGGGTTCTCCCTCCCGAGGGGGAACATCGCGAACTCCGGCCTGGCATCCGAGGGCTTCTTCTTCTTCACCCCTGCCGCATAGCAGACCTCGTGCTTGTTCGAGAGGATCTTGAGGATCATGCGGTGGTCGAAGTCCATATCGTCGTCGATCATCAAGAGATGGCTGAACTCCTCTTTCCGCATGAACTCCTCGATGATGCTGTTCCTCGCCCTCTCTACTGCCGACGATCCGATGACCCAATAGACGCCGAACTGAATCTCCAACTTCGTGAGGAGTACCGCCGCCTGGATCAAGGCAGTCGCCAGCTCGGTCCTCATCTCCCCCGAAACGTTCGGGATCGCAATGAGGAGGCCGGTGAAGCCCTCCGGCAACTTGGCGGCGGTTTCCTCGGTCACGGCATGATCCCCAGCTTCCTCTGCTTGTTCTTCCACTTCATGACCTGGAACATGTCAAGCCCGAATATCTTCTCGATCCTCATGTCGCGTTCGATCTTCTTGTCGAGCTCGGCCATCCACAACCGGACTCTCTCCTTCGCTTCCCGGTGCGCCTCGTAGGGGTCCACCGCCTGCATCGTGGGGACCTCTGCCGCTGCTTCGACCCCGCCGATCTCAGCCTTGGCATCAGTGGTCATTTCTTATCCTCCTCCGTCACCGGATGCGCGGTCCCCACACCCCCGATCATCGGGACTCGCACGTTGACGTCCCTGCCACCGTGCGCGTTCCTGCGGTACTCGATGATCGTACCCGTGGGCGTGACGATGGTCTCGTCCTCCTGCTCCTCTTTGTCCTTCGGCTCACCTGGCATTGTCCCTCCTCGAACGATTCATCAGTAGGTTCTTGATGTCGTCGTTCTGCGTTCTAATGTACCGCAATTCCTCGCTCGTCTCTCTGTACTCTCGCGTCCTGTCCTGCCGTTCCTGCTTGAGGTCGTCAGCAATCTTCTCCTGAGTGACCTCTAGCTTCATGATCGCTGCCTTGCTGCTCGTCAGCGCCACCCCCACCTGAGTGCCGATGTGCGTCTTGAGACGAGAGGAGAGCGCAGACGAGATGCTGATGATGGCGACTATTATCGCGAGGATCGAGTGCCAGAGTTTGAGGTTGAGGGAGAATACCGCATCCTCCCCCTCCGACCTGGCTACGCTGAATGTGGCGCGCTTGTGTATCATTTCCAATCTTACCTCGCCACTCCGATAGACAGACGAACCTTGTCAACGAAGCACGACCCGGCCGCGTACATGGCTTGGTAAGCGAAGATGTTGAGGTTCGCGTAACCTCCCCCCGGACTCTTGCTCCCCCGATAGACTTCGATGCCGGCTCTGGTGACGCTGCACTGAGCGGTCGTCCCGTCGCATGAGTTGTTCATCACGAACCAATCCGACCCGATCCTGACCTCGACCCCGGTGTCTACGTTGTCTACGAATAGGTTGCACCGACTCTGACTGATCCTCCCCGCTCCGACTTTGAATACGTCCTCGACCCCGCAGGCTGAGAACGCGCAAAGATCCTGGTAGTAAATCTGTCCAGGCTTGAATACCCAATAGGTTGACCACGGACTCGCTCTGACGAAGGTCGCGGCCCCTGCGCCATACCAGAGGTGGAGCGTCCCATAGGCAATGCCGTGAATGTTTACTATTCCTGGGTGATTTGTCTCGTCACCGTAGCCGACGTAGGTGTAAGTTCCGAGGTTCCAACCAAGCTCCCCGACATACCCATCCTCCGTCCCTCCGGAGGTGAAGTCGTCCACCCAGGACATGTAGGTCATCCGGTCCTCAGTCTTGGGGATCGTGTAGGTATCGAGGGTGATCGCTTCCTCTGTGGAGTAGTCGGATGCGGCGTACTCGACCATCTCAAGGGTGAACGTCCCGAGTCCTCGCTGAATGGAACGCACCCGAAAGAAGGTCGCGAGAGGACCGATGTCGCTCACGATCCCGACAACGTCGCCGGGAGCGAGAAGGGTGCCCTGCTGCCCGATGGTGCAGCCGACCCTCAGCGTCCTCTGGGCCAGGTAGTACCACTGCCTCGCGAGCCTGTACGCGCAAGATGCAGAGGGTACGGAGAGGGCTTGAATCGCCAAAACCCGAGGCTGCTCGGTGCCCTGCCTGACCGCGAGAGATTCGTACCTCACGGGCTTGTTGATCCAATCCGTCTGATCGTAGAACGTGACCTCGACGGTGTTGGGTGCCTCCTCGCGAGAGCGCGCGATGCTGAGCGAGGACTTGTTCCCCGAGGCCAGGATCGGGAACACCAGCGTATTGTCCCCGACCACGTCGCGCAGTTCGGCATTGATATACTCGATCTGAAACCAGAAGTCCTTGTCGGGCTCCTCCGTGTAGACCTCAAGGCTGCCTACGAAGAAAGCTCCGGCCAGCAACCCTCGGAGCGCGACCGAGGAACTGTGCGAGAGCCCCAAGTCACCGAGCGACGGATCGACAGAGACTCCGGTGAGTTCGGCGATCTGCCCCGTGACCAGCGATCCCGTCCAAGTCAAGGCGTGCAAGCCCGGCAGGGAGAACGAGCCGTCGATCTGTTGCTCCGTCCCAGAGAGTTCCGCAGTCGCCTCAAGGCCGAGCAACTCCACCGCAACATCGGGTCCGCCGATGGGTTCTCCTAGTTCCGGTGTGGCCTCTAGTCCTTCGAGGTCGTAGTTGTCGTCAGCCATCAGAGTCCGATGTAGGCGGAGCCGTCAGGGTAGACGTTGCTCTGCGCCTGGTGCCAGGTGATTCCCCGGTAGGGCTTGAGGATGAGGTACCACGTCTCTCCCGGTGTGAGGTAGGCTCCCGTCGCTAGAAAGTCAAAGGTGACGAGCTGATTCAGTCCTGGCGAGAGGCCGGTTGCCGTGGCCTCCGCGTAGAGATTCTCGGGCTGTTGGCGAAGCCAAAGCGTAGGGTCCTCAAAGTCCTCGTCGATGTCCAGTTTGAGTATGACCTTAATCCTGACGCCAGGAGCCTTGAACGTCTGCGCTCTCGTCCTGACTCCGACGGGTATCGTGTCCGTCGGTCTCGCGCCGATGACGTTGACCGCGTCGAGCCTCGCGTACCACTTCCCGTCAACCCAATACACAAAGCCCGCGCAGGTGGTCTTGAGGAGGTCGCGCACCACGTCCACAACCGCCCTGCGGTCGGTGACCATGAACGACGCCCGCCACCTTCCGGCTCCCTCTACCGCATCGTCGCAGATGTTCATTGCGTCGGTCCACGAGTCAGAGTCGAGGAGCGCAGAGTCAAGCCCCGCCCCGTAGTCTCCGTTCGTCATCAAGTCCCTGGCGATGAGGATGGGGTTCTCCGTCCAGACCCGATCGTCGATGCGGGGATCGTAGACCTTGATCCCCTTGACGATGACCTCGACCTCCGGGTTTCCCCCGGTGAACTCAGCAGCCGTCAGGTCGAGCCGGATGTAGAGCAGCGCGCGGCCCGGATAGGAGCTCGACCAATCGGCGTGCGGGACCTCCGTGATCTCGGCCTGGTCCACGGTGCCGGGCCTGACGATGCAGGTGCACCACGTCTTCGACTGCGTGTAGACCTCGCTCCCGCAGACGTTGACGCTGACGACGGAATGAATCTCTCCCTCGGAGAGCAGATAGACCATATGCAGAAAGGTCGCCACGATCTCGGCGTGTACGACTTGAGGCTGAAACCTGACCTGCCCGTAGATAATCGGGGCGCAGCGGTTCTCCGCCGTGTCCGAGATGTTCATGCTCATGTCGCGCTGAATCGTCTCGCCCGCGCCGGAGTCGTAGGAGGGGACGGTGCCTCCTGTGTTCGGAGGTGGCGCAGGAGGTGGCGGTATCTCCGGCGGCGGAGCCGGTGGGAGTCTCTTGCGCGGAGGGCGAATCTCACCCACTAACTTCCTCCCCCGAGAAGTTCGCCGTGATGCTGACCTTCCTCCATCCCGTGACCGTGACGATGGGGTCAGAGGTAAATCTGCCCAAGAGCAGGCGGCGTCCTCGGTAGGTTATGTAGACCTGAGTTTCGTCCCCTGGCTCATGCCCGGACTGGAAGGTCACGACGCTGCGTTTCAGGCCGGAGGACTCGACGGACATGGTGTAGTCTGTCTCGACCGTCTGCGTCGTGCCGTCAACCTTGACGGTCTCAGTCCCCGCCTCGACCTGTATCCCTCCAACCTCGAACACCGTTCGACTCCCGGTACCCCAACCAATCTGCGCGTTCTCCCACAACCTATGCGGGTCCACGGTGTAGGCGTTGAATGTCCGAAAGGAGCCCTCTGCCCAACGGATGAAACTGAGCAGCGTGTCCGCGTTCGTCCCGGTCACGGTGTTCCAGAGGTACTTGACAACCCATCTCGGGGTAGTCCTGTTCGCCCTCACCTGCGCGATGCCGGTCGCGGATGAGAGGATGAGTTGGTCCCAGGTTTCTTGATCGACGCTGCCGTAACTCGGAGTGATCGTGGGGTCGAGTAGGTCTACCATGTCATGTCACCCTCTTGAGAAGTAAACGGGGAGGCCGGATGTCAGTGCGTGGAGGAGGAGCGAACGGGTTGTATGAAGGCATCGGAGGCGTGGCAGAGTATCCGGTCCCGAACCTTGACGAACCTGGAACGAACTCCTGCAGGTAGTATTGCAATCGCGTGTTGAGCGTCGGCATCGCCCGGAAGCCGCCGTACCGCGCGGCGTTGGAGTGCAGCAGACAGGCTGCGTAACTGTGGTCGCACGAAGTCGCGTCGGTGTTCCCGCAGCGAGTCCCGCCGTACCTATACGAGCAGAGCCTGGTCGTCCTCATCCCGACCATTCCCGCGTCCCTCAACTCCGCGAGGCTGCCGATGATCTCCACAGAGGCCGCGTCTGCCGTGAAGCCGATGACGATTCCAGAATAGATCGTGAGGTAGTCTCCACCCTCGTATTGCTCATAAATCTTGAGACTCCTCCCCACGAGGCCACCTTGCGCCGTCCCGTCCAAGTCGCGGATGAGCGGGACGTTGTCGGTGTTGCCGATGCGGACGCTGACGGCCGGCTGGTCGTCGAGCATGACCTCGCCAACCTCTAAGAAGCACGGGATGTAGGAGTCGGTGCCTATGTCAATCCCCGTGGGAGAGTCCGTATACCTAATGACGGTGTCAGTGCCGATCTCCACCGCCATGAATGCTCGGTACGCCGTTTGAATGGCGGCGGTAGTAATGGGGGCAGCGATGTCGCGGGGCACTACGCGCTCCTCCTGTAGGTGCTAGTTGATGGAGTGGAGGGAGCGATGGAGCGGAGAGCCGAAGCCGCTCCGTAGGCACTAGAAGCAAGCTCGTCCGCCGACTGCGCTGCCTGTGTCCTGGCCGCAGTCTCCTCATACGCCGCGTTCGTCGCTCTCCTTCTGGCTTCCGCTTCCGCGTCGATCATTGCGACCAGCGCATCGAGCGAAGCCTGGAGGACGCCGGTCTGTGGCGGCACGACCATCGCCTCAAGTTCGAGCTGTCTCGTTTGCAATGTGACTGCGTACGATCCAGTCGCAGCTTGGAGCGCGAGCAGCGGGGCGGCCATCGCCGCCGTGATGAGGTCGGCGGGAGAGGTCGGAGCGCCGACCGGAGTCGTCTCCGCCGGAGGCGGCACAATCGGCGGCATGGTGGGCAGTTGGAGCAGCATCGCGGCGAGCGAGGCCGTCACCCCATCGACTGCTATCTGGAGTGAGGCGAGGGGAATGACGACGGCGGTCAACTCGATGACCTTCTGCTGGAACGCGGCGATGAGAAGGGTGACGGCTGCGGCCATCTCCTGCATCGCCACCTGGGGCTGAGAGAGCGCAGCGACGAAGGCGTCCACCCCGATCTTGAGTCCCTCCGTCGGAACGGTAAGACCTTCGAGCGCCAGCTTCTTTTCCCTCAGCGAGTCCATGAGGGCCGCGAGCGTATCGCTCAGACCGAGGCCAATACCCGAGAGGTCAACGGGCTGAGGTTGGATCGCTGCGAACTTGACCTGGAGTTCTGCAAGCGTCAGCGCGAGCACGGAGAGGGAGGCGACCGAAGCCTGCAACTGCACTCCCGCTTCGAGGAGAGCATCCTGGTACGCCTTCGCTGCTGCCTGGAGGTCGGCAGGAACGAGCGGGGTCGCCCCGAGCGCGGCTTCTCTCTCCTTCAAGGCGGCGAGGATTTCTTCCGGGGCCAGGGAGAGGGCGGAAAGTTCCTCCGCTTTTAGCTTGAGCAGATCGACCAGCGAGACCAGCGGCTCTCCGAGCGACTGCAGTCCTACCTGGGCCTGGAGCAGAGCGGCAGCGTAGGCCGCGAGTGCCGCCTGGAGGTCTGCCGTTGGGACTACGGGAAGCACGGGGGCTGGAGGCGTGAAGCTGGCGAGGGTGCTGGTGAATGTCTGAACCTGGACCCCGGCGTTCGTGATCGACGCTGCAATTGCTGTCGTCGCCGCCGTCACCGCAGTCGTGTCGAAGGTGGGGAAGGCGAGAACATTGGAGGGCAAGGTGGGGGCATTCTCCGGTCCCCTCTTCCCGCCCTTGTCCCCCGTCTCCTTGTCGAGCGCATCTCTGAACCTCCCGACCGCTCCCGTAGTGTCATCGAGTTCGTCCCCAAGGTCTTTCAAGCTCTTCTGGACTGCCTCCGTCTCGATGGTGACGCTCTGCAACGAGACTATCGTTCCGTCGATCGCAGCCTTGAGGAGATCCATCTGCGCCTTGACCTCCTCCTGGAACGAGGCGAGGAGCGTGTCCGCAATCTGCGAGGCGAGTTTGAGTTGCGCCTCCGCCCACGAAGCCCAATCGAATCCCTCGAGGCCGGTGAGCATTCCCTGGAGACCAGTGAGGACATCCACGAGAAGCGCCTGCTGCGCCAAGACCTCATCCTGCATCCCCTTGAGAGCGGTCTCCGCTGCTGCCTGCGCCTCCTTGAGGAACTGCTCCGCCCATGCCTTCGTATCGAATCCACCGTATGAGCCTGACTCCCCGAGCGCCCACAATTGCTTCCCGTACTCCAACATCTGCCGGGTGAGTTGCTCGACCTCCTCGGGGGTGCGCGCCTGCGCGAGTTGCTCCCTGAGCGAGACCATCTGCTGCGTGAGCCAGTACGCTTCCCATTGAGGACCCTTCTCCTTGGCCCTCGCTTCCTCGAACCCGGCGAAGGTCTCCTCGAATGACGCGGCCACAGACTTCTGCACGTCGGAGATTCGACGGAGGTAGTTGAGGTTCGCCTCGTATTGGCTTGCCGCGAGTTGCCCGATCTGCTGCAGGCGCGACACCTGCTCGTCGTTCGCCAGCCCCTCGATCCCGTCGGCAAGTTCCTTGACGCTCCACAGAGTTCTCTGCGATGCTCTCCACCATTCCTGCTGCTCTGTCCCCGGCTCGCGTCCTTCGATCTTCGCCATCTGCCCTGAGAGGCCCATCTTCATATCCATGAGGAGCGATGTGAGGCTGAAGCCCGCCTGGTCTGCGCCACTCCCGAGTTGGTAGAGGGCCTGTCCGAACTGCTGAATCTTGGCGACGAGTTCCCTGACGACCTCCGGGGTCTTGGCGTTCCTCAACTGCTCCATCAACTTCGTGATCTGCGTGGTGTAGAAAGCCGCCTCCGAGCCCTTGCCCTTGGCCTTCGCCGCGTCCTCCTCGAAGCCGAGGAAGATGTCGTCGAACGATCGCTTTATCTCCTTCTGCACATCCACAAGGTTCTTGAGATACTCAAGGGAGCGGTTGTACTGCTCGGTCGCCAATGCCCCGATCTGCTCCGCACGGACGACCTGCTCCTCCGAGGTCATCTGGTCCATGCCCTCGCTGAGGTCTGCGATTCCCTTGAGGGTGTCAGTCATGGACTTGAGGAACGTATCCCGCACGGTGAGGGTGACGTCGGCCCGGAGAGTGTCGAGATCCTTTCCGAGTTCCTTCGTGAGTTCTTGCATATTGACGAGCGCCGAGACGTATCTCGCAAACGCAGCAAGAGCCTTGTCGAAGTCTCCTGTGACGAAGCTCCTCATCTGCTCTTCGATTCGACCGGCGGAAACCCCGACTGCTGTGAGCCCCGCTACGAGTGCCGGTTTGTAGAACTCGAACACCGCCTTGGGAACGGTGCTCTTGATGAAGGCGTCGATCGCGCTCTGGAGGTTCTTGCTCCTCTCGTTGAGAGCCAGGGTGATGTTCGGCATGTCTCCGATCGCCTGGCCGAGAAGATGCAGGGACTCGCGGAATGCGAAGCTGACGGTGCGGTATCTTGCCGTGATGGTCTCGGCGACTACCCGCTCCGCTTCCTTTCCAACACCTCCCGTGATCTCGGTGATGTATCCCCTGCCCCCCTTGAGTCCTCCGGTGGCGGTTTCCTTCCCTGGCCCAGCCGAACCGAAGTAAGCCATGAGCCCACCGACCACCGCTCCGACGATAGCCCCGACCCAGTTCCAGCCTCCCATGCTCCCCGCTATAGCTCCGCCGACCATGCCGCCCCCGACGCCCCCACTGATAGCCCCTGCTGCCGTCGTGAGCCCTCGATTCTGCTTCGCCTGCCCGATCTGCCCGAGGATTCCCCCGAGGGTCGCGGCTGCCTGCATCCAGTTAAACGCAAGCTTCTTCGTTCCGTCGGCCAAGGTCTTCTCGACCATCCAGCCGGATTCTTGCAGCATCGTCTGGCGCTTCTTCGCGTCCGGCTCCATGAGGGCCGTCATCGCGTTTCCGAGAGCGCCCGCAGCGAAGCCCCCGAATGCGTCGGCGATGAGTTTGAATGCGTCGGTGATCTTGCCGCTCTTGAGTCCCTCTATGATCCCATCGGCGACGGACTTACTGAGGGTCTCCTTCGCCCATGCGGCGAGCTTGCTGACTTCAGGTTGGACTTGACTCCTATTCAAGACGATATCCCACGGGAGTGGCTGCGCTTTCGGAAGCGTCAACCCTTCACGCATCTTGTCCCACAGTTGCTTCCGCTTGTCGTCGAGTTCCCATTGCATCCTCTGAGCAGCGATCTCACCCTCGCGCGCTCTGGTAAGCTCGACGATCTGCGCGGCCATCCTGTCGTACTCCTGGATCTGCGTCTCGGCTTCTTTCCGACCAAGTACGGCATTCTCGATCCTGCGCTCCTGCGCCTCCATCTCTAACTTGATCTCGTCCTGCTGACGCCTCGAGACATTCTCGATTGCCTTGGCGAGTGCGCGCTGCGCCTCGACAACTTTCTTTACAGCCTCAGGATCGCCGGATGTTTTCGCTACCTCCTTCGCTTGATCCGCGAGTTCCTTCATCTTCAGCAGAGCGGGGCCTAGTTCAACCTTCGGAGTCAGAGGGGATTCAATGATGTCCGACAGCCTCGCCATCTCCGCCTCGATACCCTCCATCGTCAATCGGAACGTGGCGACTGCCGCGTCTGCGACCGCCTGCGCGTCCGGCTTCGGGGGTCCGGCGAAGCCCCGCTCTTGAAACTTCTTGTACTCGTCGGAGACCTGTTGCTCGATCTGGAGGAACTTGTATGCGTCTTGCTGCGCGAGCTTCATCATCTCCGCGACGGTCTGCGGGACTCCCTCGATCCCCGCCTTGCGGATCTTCGTCACGATCGTCGTCATGCGAGTGACGTATTCCTGCATCGCGACTTCTGACGCTTTCAGTGCTGCCTTCTGCTGCGCGTCCGCACCAGCGACACCGAATAATCCCGCTAGCGGACTTCGAGCTCCTCCTGCTTTCCCGGCCTGTGCGTCCTGGTATTTCTGCGCTTCTGCTTGAAGTCGCTTGAATGCCTCGACGTTCTGTTGCGCGAGACTCGGGGCTCTGGCAAGGAGTTCGTTCCATGCCGCCTGCAATCCAGTCACCTTCAGTAGCGCAGTCGTGACCTCGTAGGAGAGGTAGCCGACGAGAAGCACTAGGCTGGCTTTCGCTGCGAGCGCTGCCGCTCCGACCCCGCTGAACCCAACTCCCGATAGCACGGAGGCCGTATTCGCGGTCTTGATCGCGACAATCAACTGCGCGTAGAGGGGGATCAACAGGCCCACGCCCTTCACGAGCATGGAAACGCCAATCGCGAGCGGGCCGAGTATCACAAGGAACGCGGCGAACTGTGCTATGAGTTTCTGCGTCGATGGGTCGAGCGAGCGGAACGCATTCACGACCTCCTTCACCGCATCCGCAACTCCACGCAGTTTGTCCGTGATAACCGGGAGCGTGACCTCTCCCAGGTCTTTCATGGCTTGCTTGATCTTGATGGTCTGCCGGTGGAACTCCAACAGTGGACCCTTCGATGCAATGTCCCACGCTTTGTTCATGTCTCCCTGCGTGCCGATCATGCGCCCAAAGATTCCCTCCACAGCTTGCGATGACTTTCCTGCAAGAGCCATCAAGCCCGTGTACGCCCGGATGCTGCCGAACACTTGCATGATGGCATTGTCCTGGCCCTCAAATGACTTCACCACTTGCTGCAGGGCTGCAAGAAGGCCCTTGTTCTTGAGGGTAGCTTGGAGGTCAGAGAGACTCATCCCAACTTTTGAGAGAGCCTCCTCCGCTTGCCGTCCAGCTTTTCCTGCAAGTACCGCGAGAGCACCGCGCAGCGCAGTCACGGCCTCGGAGGAATCAAGACCGATCCTTGTCATGCTGGCGATGCTGGCTCCGATCTCGTCGAACGTGACTCCGATCTGCGAAGCCAGAGGGAGGACTCGGCCTAGCGAGCCTGCGAGTTCTTCCGGGGCCATCTTACCTTCTCGAACAGTAGCGACCAGGATGTCCGTGGCGTGCTCTGCCGTCATGTTGGAGAGGGCATAGGCGTTCATGGCTGAGGTCACCGCATCCGCGACGATCTTCATGTCGCCCAGGCCAGCGGCGGCAGCCTTCGCGCTCATGTCGAGGACTGAGAGTGCTTTGTCTCCCCTGAGTCCTGCGGAGGTGATGAAGAACATTGCATCGGCGAGTTCGGTACCGCTCCTCGCCGTCTCCGAACTTAGACGCGTGATAGTTCCCCTGTAACTGTCAATCTCACTCGCTGCGACACCCACGAGTCCCTGGATTCTCCGCAGGGCGGCATCGAACTCTCCGAACGCCAATCCAGATGCGGTCATCGCCGCGCCTATCGGGAGCCCCACCTTCATCGAGAAGGACTTCCCGAAGTCTCCGATGCCCTTCCCTGCCTTGGCGAACTTCTGCTCGATGGAGGTTGCGGCTTTTCCGGCTTCTCCTTCGATCCTCTTGAGGCCGGAGATGACTCCACTCTCGTCGAGCACGGCCTCGAACATGATGCTGACGTTTCCGGCCATCAGTCGCTCTCCAGAAGTTCCTCAGCCTGCGCGTCGAAGGACTCCGCACCAGGACGGAACCGATCCAAGACGACGCGCTCGATGATGTCCAGTCCCTTCACGATGTCCGCCGTCCACAACCCGAGCGGTTTCAACTTCGCCTCCATGTCACCCCACCGGAAACTGAGCACGCCGCCCGCAGGCGACATATTCACCAGACCGAAGCACGACTGCCATGCCCCGAGGACGAGATGCCCCCATGCAGAAAGACCCGGCAGTTCGACTTCCTCTCCGGGCCTCCGCTTCGCCAGCATCGCCTCGGCGGCGGCCTTCAGTTTCCCTCGTCACCCTCCTGCCTCACCTTGTGCAGCGCCTCCGCTGCCCTGAGCACCGCGAAGAAAACGTCCTGGTGCTCCTCGGCCATCCGGCCCGCGAGCACCTTGGTGTACGGGATGTCCGTCCCGTTCTTCGTGGTGAACTCCTTCCACTCCAGTACGATCTCCTCGAAGATTCCCCTGCGGACCTTGGGGTCGGAGAACGATGGCTGCCCGTCTCTCCCTCCGCACGCCGGACACTTCGGGGCGTACTTCCCGAACGGGAGGAAACCCAACCCCCCGCACTTCTGGCAGAGGTGGTAGCGCTGCTGCCACGCCTTTCGACGCGAGTCGTCAACGGGCAGCAGCGTCCACTTTCCGCTCATCACCAGCTTCCCTTGTTCGTCGAGAATCTCTGTCTCTTGTGGCTCGGCTGCTCCTGCCAGCCACGCATCCGTGAAGGTGATCTGTGCCATTCCCGCCTCCATTCCTCAGTACGTTGTCGAAAGATCGCTCAAGCACACGATCTCGAAGGCCGCTGCCTCCGAGTCGCTGAGGTAGTACCCCCGGAAGTCGCACGCGACGCTGACGAGGCCGCGAGTGGTGATCGAGGGCGCTGCCGTCAGTCCGACCTTCGCCTCGGGGAACCAGAACTTCACCATCTTCGTCGGGGCTCCTGGCCGAGGGCACTCGAGCATGAGGTCTACGGTCGTGTCCCCGGTGACGTACCCCCGGAGGGTGTCCGCTGAGTCCCAGAGTCCGGTGATCGTGCCGCTGACCTCGTAGGCTCCCGCAGCGAAGGATGCTGCGTAACGGTTGCCATCGAGAACCGCTGGCATCTCGACTGTCCTCGTGACAGTGAAGTCCACGTCCGTCACCACAGCGCTTGCAGTTTGGTTGACCTTGAGGACCGCGTCCACGAGGTAGTGCCGAAGCTGCGTGTAAGAATCCGGCGAGGTGTCGTAGGCCGTGCCGGAGTTGAGCGTCTTGATCCCCGAACCCAGGAGGGTCCAGGTCGCCTTGAGAACCTCCGCCCTCTTGGTCGCCGTGACCTTCAGAGCCGAGAGGAACACGCCCTTGAATTGATCGTACTTCCCCTCTGTCGTGTCGCCGACCTCGACCCACAATGACGGTGGGGTCACGGTCCCGATCTTGAACTGATGCGTATACGGTGCCTGCGTTCCGGTGTTCGAGTAGCTGGTGAGGAAGTATTTCGCCATCCTCCCCAATGCGTCAGTCTCGACGGCCTGCACCAAGTCCCCGGTCGTGGTCCACAGACCGCGAATCGGGGCGCTCGGATTGGGGTCGTCCTTCAGTTCGTCCGACGCGGCCATCTCCTCCGTCCAGCCGAACGTGCAACTGGCCTTCGGAATGGAGTAGCCGGTCGGGGTAGTCTGGCCGGAGTTGAAAGCATCCTCCGGGCCGACCACGACTCGCAGTGCTCCACCTGTCCTGTTTCCCATCTCTTAGTCCTCCTCGTCCTTGTCTGGCAGCACTTGATGTTTCCTCCACCCGGCTGGCCTTGTGGGTGCATACTCGCGGGCCTCGACCGGCTCCACCTTGTAGCCTTTCACCCGCAGTGATTCCGCGTACTCGGGCGACAGATCGACCTCGCGCGGTTCGCCAGCGAGGAACGTTCCCGCTCCCCAATGCGACCTCGCCATGTAACCCGAGTTCGTTGGCAGTGTTATGCGATAGAGCATTCGGCCTCCTCCTTCGGCTTGCGCCAGACGGCCATCTCGTGAATCGCCGAGACGTCCAGTTTCAGTGCGTCCAGGTCAGCCCTAACCTTGGGCCAGTTGTAGTCGTGGAAGATCACGCAACCCCCCGGCTTGACCTTGGCTTCCGCGATGTCGAACACGCGGAGCGTCTCGCCTGCGGCGTGGTCCCCGTCTATGAACATCAGGTCTACCGCGCCGTCTTTCAGTTCCGTGAGAGCCGCCTCGAACGTCGCTCGAATCGGCACGACCGTACCACCGAGGACTCCGATCTTCGAGAGGTTCTCAAGGAACTCCGGGTAGACCCCGTCGTCGTCGAGTTGCGCGTCGTGGTGCTCCATGCCCAACTCATCGGGGGAGCCGAGGAAGTGGTCTACGGCATAGACTCGGATTCCTCTGTCAGCCTGCGCTGCACCCATTCCTAACAGAGCGCTGGAGCGACCCTTCCATGAGCCGAGTTCCACGACTATCCCGCCGGTCGGGACGAACCGCATCTCTTCGAGGATGACGTCGGCCTGACTGTCGGTGAGCCAGCCCTCAATCTCCTTCCACTCGTCGGTGACGGAGATGGCCGTGCGCTCGGTCTTGAGGAACCACCTGCCGATGTTCCCGGTCCACCCCTTCGTGCCGTAGTGGGTGAGGTCTATCGAGGGGTCGAGCCATATCCTGCCCCCCGCTCGTCTCCAGAGGCGGGAGAACGAGTAGTCCTCGCCCCACATCTTGCCCTCCTCGACGAGTTCGTTGAAGAGCGCGTAGAAGTGCTGGATGATCTCCGGCTCTTTCGTTGGGGGGTTGTCGCACTTCAGAGCAGGGTAGGCCTCGAACATCCTCTCGAAAACCCTGCGGTGCAGCATCGCGAAGCCGACGTGCGAGGCGTCGAGTTCCACGCAGCCGCAGTGCGCGCAGACGACGAGCTTGTTCCCGGCCTCTTTCGGGAAGGCAACGGTGTACGTCTCGTTGTCGCTCTTCCTTCTGTACGCCCCGGAGACGAAGTCCTTGTCCGCCTTGAGGAACTTGAGGACGTCCCTCGCGTCCCATCTGAGATCATCGTCGATGCACATCATGTGCGAGCACTTCGACGCCATGAACCACGCCACCAGGGTGTTCCTCGCCCGCATCACCAGCGAGTCCTGCGGAGCGATTCGGATCTCCCCGTATATCTTGTTCGCCGAGAACAGGCTCATCGTCTCCATTAGCGAGATGACCGTCTCGTGCCTGATCGCTCCCGAGCCGCAGGGGATGGCTATGAAGATCCCCGTGAACGGGTGCTCCCCTTGCTCCAGCGGCACCGGCTTCGTCCCTTCTGTCATTCTCTCCTCCCGCCTATCCCAAGTTCCTGTAGTGTTTGAACCGAGCCGAGAACACGACTGCTCCGGTCGCGGTCTGGCCCACAGGTGAAACTCCCTCGAACATCACCACGTCACTCTTGCTCTCCGGCCTCCATCCGTTGCTCGGGCAGAACGCGACTCGTATCGCCTCGATCGCGTCCCATGCTCTCTCCGCCCCGTCGTCATGCGCCGCCGCCCCCATCGAGGAAACGACCACGTCCCACGCCCATGTCTCCGGCTGGAATACCGCATCCCCGAGCAGTTCCGAATCTGGGGTCGTCATGCTTGCCAGGGCGACATTGATTCCAAGGACGCACGACTCCTGCATGAACCTGTCTGGACTCATCCCTCTGTAGACCGTCGTGTCAATCGGGAGAGTGCCACCGTCAACCGCGAGGGCTTCGATCTTCTCGGCTAGGGCGTCGCGGAGGGTGGCGTAGGCACTCACTTCGCCCCCATGCTGCTCTTGAGATTCGCCCCGATGTACGCATTGACTTCAGAGATCGCCTCGGGAGTGATGCCTATGAACGGGCGAGCCGGGATTCTGACATTCCTATTCCTCCCGGCCTTGTCGGTCCCGTACTGATGCGCCTTGCCGTAGTCGGCAACGGCTCCCGTGACACCCGCCCACACTCTCGCTCTCGTCTTGCTCTCGATCTTGTACCCTGCGGTGATGCCCTTCGAGAGGGCGCCGGATGCGTAGAGCAGAGAATGGGTGATGGCTTTCTTTCCCTTCGCCTTCTTCCCCTTGCGCTTCGCTCTGCGCTTTGCGAGCCCCGCCCTCTCGTATCCTTCCTTGGTCGAGTCCGCCCAAGGCTTCCACTTGATTCTGTACCCCGTCATCGGCTCGCCCTTGTTTGCGACGTCGAAGGCGCGCATCGAGGACTCGATGACCTTGAGAGCAAGGAACGCTCCGCACTTCCCCACGCCCTCGGCTGCTTTTGTCGCGAGCGTTTGGAGCAGGTTCTCGCTCTTCTTGGCGAGCCGAAACCTCATCATAGTGCCGCCCATCCCGCTTGAAAATGCGCGATCTTGGCAAACACCTCTTGCCTCGTGCTCTTGACATCGTCCACCGCTGCCCCGTCGGGGTTGATCCTCCCCGTCAGCGGGTGCCAGTAGTCGAGCGTGACGAGTTCCTTGATCGCCTTGCGGATCTCCGCAGGGATGTCAGTCGGGAGAGGCCCGTAGCCGCTGACGTACTTGATGACCAGGCTTCTCTGCGGACGGAAGTCCGCGCCCCACACTACGTTCCCCTGCCAGACCTCTCCGATGTTGAGCCAGATGCGCGAGGCGTCCCCGACCTCGATGGTGTAGTGGGAAGAGGGAACGACGAACTCGTTGTTGCCGGTGTCGTATGTCTTGACGCCGTCGCTGGCGATCGAGATGAGCGGAGGCCTGGGAAGTTCGATGCAGTCCTCGATATGAACGGCGTCGATCGCGAACTCCCAGGTCTGCGTGTTGAGTGAGCGCAGGAGCACGTTCTCTATCTCGCAGGTCGCCGCCGAGATGAGGCCGAGGATCTTGCCCTCATCCTTCCCGGCCTGCTGAGGCATCCACTCCTGCAGAGCGTCAAGGTTGATGGGTTCGACGGTCGGGGCGGTAATTCTGCTGAGGGTTCTCATCTCTTCACTTTCAACTTCGGGGCCTTGCGCTTGGAGCCGAGCACGACTGTGGAGCCGCTGCGGTTGCTCTTGAGGTGCATCGGCTTGGGGGCTGGTGTCTCAGCCGGAGCCCTTGGCTTCATCGCCTTTGCTTTTAGCGCGGGCTGCTCCACCGGTTCGACATCCACCACGACGCCCCATCCCTCCCGAACGAACACGCTCGCCAGGTCGAACGGGATCTCGTAGACTCGTCCCGCGACGTACTCGCTGATCGTAAGTCCATCAGGCGAGCCCTTCCTTGTTTCCTTCATCCTGACTCTCATTGCATCCTCCACAAAGACGCGGAGCAGGGCGAGCGCCTGGAGCACGAGCTGGCGGGATAGAACGAGACACCCGCCCGCCCCGCGTCAAGTCCTACGTGATCGTGCCGCTGGTCAGCGTCACCCCGGAGTCCGGCTTGTGGGCCGCATAGTCCATGACGACGAAGGCCCCGATGACTCCCGCGCTGATGGTCGTCCCGGTGTAGACGGCCTTGACCCCGACGTACCTCTTGCCGCCGACGTAGCCGACGGTCTGAATGCAGATGTCCTCGGTGGTGGCATCCACCTTCGTGAACCCCCCGAGGATGTCCGCCGCCGCGACCAGGCTGTAGTTGCTCGCCGTGCCCGGCGTGACGGAGGCCTCGTACAGCGTGGGGGTGAGGTAGTTGCTGCCGTCCACGCCCGTGAGGTCGCCGATGATGACTCCCACGACCGCGCCCTCGAACCCCTGCGTGTCAACATAGCCGAGCCAGGTGTCCGTGTGCGCGAGATCGGTCGGAGCCGCCAGGAGCTTGACCTTGACGTTGTTGTACAGATCCCTCATCTCGTCCTCCTCTCTGCGACCTAAGAGGTCGCGATCTTGAGCTTGCGGATCGCCTCAGCCTGGATGACCAGCCCGCCGACGCGCTTTCTGAACATGAACTCCACGACGCCCGTGGTCTTGCTGCTGTAGGGGTCGCGCAGTACGCTGATCTGCACCCTGTCCGCGATGATGTACGCCCTGCGGAAGTCTCCGTAAGCTACGGGGTAGGTGTTGGTCGTGACGTCGGGCATGTCCGTCGCCTCGACGTAGGGCTGGCCGAGAATCCTCGGGGGGTTGCTGCCGGTGTAGTCCGGCTGCCAGACGTAGCCTGCGCCCGAGGTGATTTCCAGACCGCGAATGAGGCCGAGGGTCTTGCGGTTCATGACCCACATCCCGTTCCGGGCGTAGTCGGCTTTGATCGCGTGCTGCAGGTTGATGAGACCGGCCGCCTTGAGGACCGACGCATCCGTGCCGGGGGTGTAGCTGACCGAGGTGTTGACCATGAACCCTTCCGGCTGCCCGACTCCCGTGCCGTTGACGAACGCCGTGCCCTCTAAGATCGCCAGCCTGAGTCCGGCCTTGTCAGCCAGGAATGCTTCCAAATTGAATGCCGAGTCCTCGAGGAGTTGATTGGTGATCTTCGGGTAGGCATACATCTCGTGCGCCGTGATGACGTGCTTCCCGAAGGTCTGCCCCGTTGTCTCGGTGCGCGTCCCGGCCTCTGCCGTCCACCCGCCCGAGAAGTCCCCCGTGTCGCTCGGCCACTCCAGGGTCGAGGTCGTGATCGGTTGCACCATCGCGATCTGCCGGATGGGGGAGAACTCTTGCACCCTGGCGATGATGCTGTTCATCACTTGCTTGGGCACGAGGTAGCCACCCGCTGTGTCGTCTGATGCGGACAGCGCCTTCTGCTCGTCCGGCGAGAACCGCCCGTCCCCTTGCCTGCAGTACTTCGCGAACGCCTTGGTCTCAGCGCCCGCCTGCTCTTCCGCGTTGACCGGAGCGGACGCGGGAGCCTTCCACTTGGCCTCCAGCTCGTCCATCCGCGCGTTCATGCGGTCGATCGCGGCCTTCGTCTCGGGCAGAGTCACACCGATGGACTTGACCTCGTCGGCCATCTTGTCCCGGTACTCCTCGAAGCCCTTCGCGAGACGAAGGAACTCGTCTTTGACTGCCTTCAGTTCCTCGCTCATGGTCCTTTCCTCCTTAAGTTGTCGGCGAGTTCGCGGACTATCGCGAGCAACTCCTTGGCATCCTCATCCTCCGAGGGGAGTTCTCCTGGGTCGGGGGTAGGAGTGTCCGTGCCGGGTTCTTGCGAGTCTCCTTCGGCAGCGTTCGGGCTGTCAGACTCGGCGAGAAGTGGCGTGAGTGCTTCGATGGCATCCTTGAGCTTCGCCCGTAGCTCCGCGCTGAGGGCGCGGTCCTCCGTCTGCTTGACGGTATCTGGGTAGCCTGAGGTAGTTGAATCCCAATGCGTTGTGGTGGTCTGCGGACCGTAGCCCGTGCTCGCCGCGTTGTTCGTTGCGATGATCGTGGGCTTAAGATACTCGTTCGCCTTCTCCGTCACGGCCAGGAGCGCGTCACTGAGAGCTTCGTCCTCGTCGTCTGGGTGCTTCTTCTTGACCGCGATGATCTCCGCTGACTCGTTCGCGGGCCACAGAACGAGCGACCCCTCGAACAGGCGTAGCTCCTTGAGCCTGCGAATCTTCCCCTCGAACGAGTGCTGGATCACGTCGTAGCCGATTGACATGGCGTTGACGCGCCCCTTCCTCATGTGCTCTAGGATGATCTGCGACTTCGGGTCCTTCATCTCCAGTTCGCCCCGAATGAAAAGCCCGTGCTCATCCTCGACGGCATCGTCCGCGCTTATCCCGCCGATCAACTCCTGGTGCTGCCAGAGCAGCGGGATCTGCTTGCCCTTCTGCCGCCACCTGTCTAGCGTCCGCGAGAATGCCCCCCTCTCCACCACGTCCCCCTGCTGGTCGGTGTTGCCGAACGTCGAGAGGTAGCCGGTGAAGGTTCCGGCCTCTGTCTGCAATTCCTTAACGTCCATGCGGAAGTCCTTGTCCTCGCGCTTGCCCATCACAGCCCTCCTGGGTTTTCCTTTGCTCGATACCACTGATCCTCGCCAACCGGCTCGAAGACGACTCCACTGTCGCCCGGCTCGGAGACCCAGTGCCCGTTCTCGCTGCTCGTGATCGACTCGGGGATTCCGCTCGGGAACGCAGCGCACGCCATCCATGCCTCTTCGTTCGTGCGCCCCTTCTCCAGGTGCTTGCACCACATGCAATGGGGAGCCGGGCCGTAGGTCATGTGAAGTACCTCTGCGCTTCATTCATCGCCTCGCAGAACTCACGCATGAAGCCCTTCCACTGTTGCGGGTCTGGCTTGCGCGACCACGCCTGGAATGCTTCGGCGAACATCTCTTGTTGATTCTTTCCGGCGTAGATGCTGAGTTCACGCTTCACGACAGCTTTACTTGTCTTGAGGATCTCGGTGAACTTGTCTTGGGTTGATTGGGGAACCTTAGCCCATGATCCACCATGGAAGAACGCGAGATTCCTCTGCTTGTCAATCGCATGGCCCGCTTCGTGCACTATGACGTCGGCCCAATCCCCATCGGTCTTTGGGTGGAATCCCGCTATCATATCGTCGAAAAGTTGGAGCTTTGTTCCAGCAGCATCCTTCGCCCAGAAGTAATTGATCCGCATCTCTTGAACTCCGAAGTCTGCATATACCTTTCGATTCAGCATGGAGACTCTAAGGCTTCGGATTCCAGTACCTCCCCTGGTGAGAGCGCTCGCGTGTGTGAACCCCTGCGCGGTTTTCTTGAGTATGATCGGGTCGATGAGCATTGTATCGACCCCGGCATCGGCTGCTAATCGCACGTTGTAGTAGTCCTTCAAGAACACCTCAAGATCCTCGTACGTCGAAATGCTGTTGATCGTTTGAGTGACAGAGCGCGCGGCTGGCGGAGCCCCGAGAGAAGGAATCGTTGGCTTGAGACGGCTCGGCGGGATCGGCTGCTGACGTGGCTGCGGTCGCGCTGGTGCGATTGCACTCGGCTTGAGCTTCGGAGTGACGTAGATGACGGCGCACCTGCAATGCGGGTGTGCGGGAGGATTCGGAACCCCGTTAGCGCCGACCGGGAACATCCCCATCAGCGGAACTCGGGTACCCTTGAGTCCCGCGCAGATGGGGCAGGTGACCTCGTCGCCCGACGTGAACCACTCCTTCTCCAGTGGCATCGCGAGTCGGTTCGACGCCGCCTTCATCGTCTCAAGCTGCGCGCTGTTGTGCGCCCAGGACATCTCCGTCCTCGCGATGCGGATCGCTCTCGCTCTGATAAGCGTCCCCTTGTATCTGTCCGTCGCTTTCGCGAGGCGGTCGCCCGTCCATCCTTTGCCACGGAGACGCTCGACGAGCTTGCCGAACGATCCGGCTTCCGCATTCGTCAGGCCTATCGTCTGCCGAAGGCGCTTGGCGATCTCCACCGTGGGCCACTTCTCTCTCGCGCCTTGGCTGAGGATCGAGTATACCGCTTGCTTCTGCTGTCTCGTGAGGTTCACGATGAGCGCCTTATTCCTGGTCTTGTAGACGGACTCAATCGTGCGCTTCGCGGGCTCGGAATCGAAGATGACTCCCTTGCGATTCGCGAGTCTCTCGACCCCCTCTGCCGTCTGCGCGACGACCGAGTCTGCCATCGCCAACTCGATCCCCTCTAGCTCGGCAGCGAAGACCTCGAACGCCTTGACGTATTCATCCTCTAGAGTCCTCGTCGGGCTTCCCTGCTCGACGCTGTGCGTGATCGCTTCGTCAGAGAGGCGCGCGGAATCAACCGCCGAGAGGAACGCCTTCGCTGCCTTGCGTTCTGGCGATGCGATGATAGACTTGAGACGCTCTGAGGGATCACCCTCGTAGAGGACGTCTTCGTGCTCCTCGACTTGCTTGATCGAGAAGATGCGCGCTCTCGCGGCGACCTGCGCCAGTTGGAGCATCACTCCTCCTCGGCTGGCGTGCCGGGCATGGCAGTGTTTTCAAGAGGGACGAGGGGGGCTGCGGTGAAGCGACTCGCGCCTATCTCGCCGCCGAGCTCCTCGTACCCCAACGCTTCCCTCGCCTCGTCAACCGAGAGCAGGCCCGATTGGAAACCTTGCACGACCCGCACCCACATCGAGGTCTGCTCTTCACCGAGGGCTTCGATGCTGTCCCGGTCGTACTGCAAGACCAATCCAGGCCCGAACTGCGGGGAGAGCCATCGGTTCAACTCGTCGCGGACGTGGTCGAGTAGGGGAAGGACGGTCTCCTGGTAGAGACTGGCCCTCTCCGACCTCAGCTTCGCGTAGGTCTTCTCTGCCATGTCACCCAAGAGACCAGAGGGAACGCCGAGAGCAGCAGCGATCTCACGCGCGCTGATCTGCAGCCCGTTCGCCCACTGCATGTCCGCTGGCGACCACGAGGTCTTGTCCACCTTCTGCGTCTTCGGGAGGACGATGTTCCTGCCAGCTTGAGATGAGCCGCTGCGCTTGTTCAGCCGCTCGAGTAGCTTCTCTGCATCGCTCTCCGTCCCGCCCTCCATGTAGACCACGAGGCCGGGGACTCCACCGTGCTCCAGCAGTGCCTTGTTGAGCTTGCGCCCCTCGTTGTTGACGTCAATGGAACGGGAGCAGGCGGACAGCGGGGAGAGACCTCGCAGATCATCGAGAGGATTGAAGAACTTGAAGTGCCCGATGTCGTCTGCTTCGATCTCCTCGCGCCCCTTCGATCCCTGGTAGACGTAGCCCTTGACCGGATCGCTCTTGCTGTCTCCGGCGATCACGGCGACTAGATCGGGCCTGAGGTTGTACATGATGACCGGAGGACCGTTGCGCGTCTCCGGCCCTACGCCACGAACGAACCCCTCGCCCGAGATGTAGAGGTGGCAGACCAACTCCCTCATCCACTCCGATGTGCCCTGCTGCTCATTCGGCCTGTGGATGAGTTGCATCAGCTTGTGGTCGTCGGGCATCTCGTCGTAGTTGTCGCCCCTCTGCTGATAGAGCAGCCACCCGACTCCTGCGGCAGCATCGGCGATGACGGTGATCGCTCGGTAGACGTAGGGGTTCTGCCCGTAGGCTTCGTTCGCGTAGGCCTGGAAGTTCCAGGTCGTCCAGGTGGGGGTGCCCATGTTCATGACGTAGCTCGATGGAGATGTCGTCGCCTTGCCGGAGAACCCGGAGAAGGCAGCACGGAGCCGCGAGCCGAGGCTCATCAACCTACCACGATGAATATCTCGCTTGTTGGGAGCCAGTCGGAAGCGAACGCCATGACGACAGCATCGCCCCGGTCAGGCGAGCGTCCGAGGCGGGATCTAATCTCATCCTTCGACTCCACTTTGACCGCCCCTACACTTGTAACATCCCAGGTCGGCGTCGTCAAGTCCGCAGTCAAGGCATCGTCGGGGGGTAGTGACACTCCGCACATATTCTCGGGGTTGAGAAGCTCTCGGAGCACCCACCACGCTCTCGCTCGCAGGTTGAGGTAGTGCCTCGATCCGTGCTCGCCCTCATTCTGCTTCGACGT